CTTTATTTGCATCAATAAGCTCTTTTACAATATCAATTAATTTTCTTAAATCATCATTACTAACTGATGGTAATGCTGATTGAATATTTTCAGATTCAGGTGTTGGTTGAACTGGTTCTGCGCCAGCTTGAGGTGCATCTTGTCCAATTTCAGACAAAGTTGGATCTATCTGATCATCAGCTTCTAAAAGCACATTGTATTTGCTTACTAATTTTAAAAATTTACTCATATTAATCTATTTATCCTTATTATTTAAATTATATACAACTTTCAACTAATTTTGCTTCTGCTTCTCTTCTATCAAGAAGTCCATCGAGACCTTTTCCTTCCCATATTCTTTTCATTGATCTTATTTGATCTGCAATTCCAGCATAATCTTTTGATGGAATTAAATCTCTAATTGCTCTCATTTCTTTTCTTGAATCCCCTGAGAGAGATGTACCTCTATTAAAGACCAAAGAAACAATTGCTCCATATGCATCATCACATAATTCATCAAGTTTTGGATATATCGATTCAGCAAGTCTTGAAAATTTACTCCAAGTTAAATTATCAAATATTTCAATTGCATTTTCCCAAGGAATTACTATTCCAGAATTTTTATATCTATTGGTATAATCTTTTCCTTTTTGGCCTGTTTTACCAGATGCATTTTTTACAATTTCTAATTGATTACTTGGTAAAAATGAAAAAATCTTTCCCAATTCATCTGGTGTATAATATCCACAATCAACACCAATACCTAATGTAAACCCACTAGCACCTCCAGGCCATGTTGGTTTTGTTAAATATTTATTATAATAAGATTCGCCTCCTCCTACTTCATATTCTAGAATTAGATCTAATGCTTTTGGTGATGGATTTTTCATATTATTCTAATTTAATGTTAGATTTAATTGCCTGATTATTAGGTTGTAAATTTTGATTTACACCATCTATAGAAATTAATTTAGGGTCAAAAATGCAATAATATGCTTCTCCTTGATTTAATGGTACGTTATGAAAACCGTAATCGCTTGGTTTATTGCAAAATGTTCCTTTTATTTTTCCTATTCTATATAATACTTCAGATGCTGATCTATATGCTTCTTTTGAATTTTTAGGATTTAAACAAGTAGCTAATGACTTATATGCTATTGCTCCTCCCCATTCAAAATTACCATTGAAATTGTTATCGTTATATTTCGTATAATTTCCAAACTTATCACGGATTCTAGGATCATTCGCAGTACCTCTAAGCCATGTTAAAAATTTAGGGTTGTAATTAGCAACAGCAATTAAACCTCTTCTTACTTCTAATGATTGTTCTGATAATGGTTTATACCAATCTAATAATTCATTTAAATCTGCATCTATTTCTACATTATATACATTTGCTTTTTCTGGAGAATTGTTGTAATTTGCAAAGTTTTTAGCTCGTTGTATATCTGAGGTAAAATATATTCCCCACCCCATCATATTATTACCATTTGTTATTAAATCTTGTCTTTTTTTTGTTATTGGATTTCTTGTAGGTAATACTGTGTTAAATGTATTAAAATTTGTTGTACTACCATGATAAGCAGCTAGTTTTTCTAGTATTTGTTGTATTTTTAAATCAAATTTCATATTACTTCTTTTTATTTTTTCCTTTATTTTTTGGCTTCTTGTGATGTTTCTTCATGTTAATAGCAATAGCTGCTTGTTGTGCGAGATTTGCTGCTTCAAAAAATTGTTTAAAGTTCATAATTCGTTAATGTTATAATCATTTTCCTTTGCATTGTTGGAAAGTATTTGTTCATTTACATTTTCATTTTTAGTTTCTTCTATTGACTGAGCTTCACCTGAAACACTTGCACTTGATGAACTATTAAATCTTAAATCAACTAACCCTTGAGCACCAATATAAACCGAAATGACAAGAGCAATCTGCTCCATTATCTTTGTAAAGATAGTAGCATAAGTCGTAATTACGATATCATGATCTTTAGGGATAAAAAACAATATTGCAACAGCTATAAAAAACATTGTTACAATAATAATCAAAGATGTCATAATAACAAAAAACTTCTTTGATGCTAGATGATTAGTATCCTCCATTTGTTTTTCTAAACGAGCAGGAGTATTCGGTGGTGCTTTTCCATTAGTAAGAAAAGCAACAGCAGTTTGAGCTATACCGACAATATTTTGCCACATATAGCTACTTATTCAAAAAATTCAAATAAGTTAAACTAAAGTACCCAAAATAAAACCAATAATAAAACTTATAATTGCAGTTGATTTAAATGGATTTTTTATAATCCATTGATAAACAAGAGTAATAAATCCTTCAGTTTTCTTTTCTAGTATTGGTGCTTCAATTTCAATTGCAGAAACTGCTTTTGAAAGAGTTGAACCTACTTGTGTTTCTATTTCTTTAAATGATTCCATAATATTATCTTAAATTACTTATAGAAAAAACAATCCATTCGCTTTAGCGTAGAAATAAATACCAATTAGTCCTAGGAGAGTTATGATAATAATATTTCTCCAAAGAATAGCCAAGTCCTTCTTATATACTTCTGTTTGAAGATGATTGATATCCTTTATTATCTTATCATGCATGTCGTTTTGTCTTTTAAGTTCATTTTTATTAACATCTAACTGTTTTGCCATGTTTTTATTATCATTTTCCAATTGTTTTTTAATTTCTCTGTCTTTTAAGAGATCTTCATATTCCGTAGAACCAACAACAACTACCTTATCATTTCTATATTGATCAGGAACAATTACAACTCTAGTTTTATCTGCATTTTTTGAATTATTGACAACATCACCTGCTTGATAAACTGCATTTATCTTAATTGGATGTTTGGGTGGCTTAATAAACTTTGTTGTTTCATTAGAATAAAAATAAGCAAGATCAACCCTCGCCTTACCTAGTGAATCACTTGTTGCATAAACATTCTGACTAACTGCTTCAGATTGTTTTTCAGTATATATCGTACATGATGCTAAAAATAGCGTTGTTATTAGTATTAGTTTTTTCATAAATTATTTTGCAAATCTGTTAATAACATTAATAATAATGTCAGATGCTTCTTCTGAAGAAGAAGTTTTTTTCTTCATTAAATGACCAAATAAATCCCATTTAAAGTTTTTTTCATCATATGCACCATTGGTTTGAGAGTTAATTGTTGCATATAACTCTTTAACCTTATCAGTTTGATAAATTCTCTCTTTAGATGCATCTAAAGTTAATAATTTATTAATATTAGGATCATATTTTGAAAAATCATCTGCAAAAGCCGATGCAGGTATATTCTTATAGTGATCTTTGATTTTATTTCTTCTATAATCCGACCATTTTGTAATTTTTACATTTAAAAAATTAACAATTTTAAAACTTAAATTAAAAATAAAATCTTCAATACGATTTAAAGTTTTTAAAGTTAAATTAACTCTATGAATTTTTTTATAACAGTTAAAAATTTCTTTATCTTCTATTGGATCTGGGTTTAAAGGTATCATATATTAATAAGAATGAGTTGATAGAACATCAGATTGATTTACTGGAACATTAGGTTCATTCCAAATAGTTTTTAAAGGTAATTCTTTACCATAAGCATCTACCTCTTTCCAATTAACTGTAGAAAGAGCAGATTTTACATATTCAGACTCCATTAAAAGAGTATTTGCTTTATTCTCTTTAGAGAAAGACTTCTCTTGATTAGAGATAATGACATCCAACTTAGCTATGATAGCTTCCATAAGCTTTTCAATGTTATTCATATGAAAAAATTTACCACAAAAAAAGGTAAAGTCAACTTTCACCTGGTAAAACTTATAATACTTATAATACTATAAATATTAGTTTATATAGTTTACTTAAAATAACTATAAGGTTTAAAAAGGATGACATCCTATTTTATCCAACATTTATAGCATTGTCAATAGCAGTTCTTAACTTTTTTTTATTTTTTTGTAAAAATTCTTCATCTTCTCCTGTTGGAATAATACATGGAATACCATTAAAATGACCATTTACAGTTTGAAATAAAGGATTTTTACTATCAATCTCAATAAAATTGCTTAAACGAGATTTTAACATTCTTTTTGAAGTTGTAATAACCTTTAATGGGTTTTCAAAGTAGTTTGACCATAGGTTTAAATCTTCTTTTTCCCTATAAAAACATAAAACCTTACAGTTTTTTTCTTTAAGTTTTTGATTTATATGTATTTCTGCTTCAAAAATCTTTTTATTTAAGAATTCTTTCAAAGCTTTAAGTTTAAAGGAACACTTTTTACCTTTAACCATATTCCATTCAAAGAAATAATCTACAGCATCTGCTGATATTTCTTCAATGTAATCAAAAATATCAAAAATAAGGATATTATCCTTCAGATAATAAAATAAATATTCCTTAGATGTTCTCATCTCTACCTGAAAGTATAACATCAAGTAGGATTTGTTCAACTATTTCCTGTGGTAAAGAGGTATTTGCGTATTTGATACTTTCAGTTAACCCTGAAAATTGTTCTTTCAATCTACCTTTAAGCTCAAAGGCAGCAATTGTTTGTTCTTTGGTGAGTTTGTCGTATCTAGGTGTTGCTTGGAACTGTAGTGCCTCTAGTAATGGTTCTGATGCATTTGCAATAATACCAGCAAGTCTTTTATAAAAACGATTTAAAGGGGAAATTTGAGTGCTTTCACTTAATTTTGATATATTTTCATATAAATAAGTAAGAATTGTTGATTTTTCTACTTGTTCCTTAACAGATGCAAGGAATTCTGGACCTCTTATATGTACTTTTCCAAAAGGATTGAATGGACAACCTGTTCCAATTACCTTTGAACCACAAAAAATGCATTTATTTGGTGCATCAAAGTGAACATGTGTCTTAGTTGGACTATAAAGGCAGGGTCTGCCATAATATTTTGAAGCGCAATATATACATCTAGAGTCCATTGTTTAATATTTAGTGTGTTTGGTTGTATTTTTCTAGTTCAGCTTTTGGTGCTTTTCCAATTCTACAGTTTATAATTCCATTATGATACTCATCTTTAAATAAAACATCTCTATCTATCTGTTCTTTGATCTCATAATATGCTAAAGCCCATTTTGAATCGCAGGTTCTTAGTATTTTAAATGTAAAATTTTCTTTTCCATGTTTTTTAATTTCTTCATTTAGATCATTTGATGAACTTGTATAGGTTTTCCAATCAGATTCTTTAGAATCGATTCTATTTCTGGTTCTACCTTTTAATGGTTTTCTTTTAATTCTTGAAAAACATTGTTTTTTACCAATATATTTCTTATTAGTGACCAAATTGGTAATTTCATATATAAAACCAAAAGTTTCTTCTGTTATTTCAACAGATTCATTTAAAATCCAATGACCATTATCCATTACATTACGTTTCTTTGAAGTGTTCTTCTTATAACTAGTGGTGTTTTTCTTTTTTTCTTAGTTTTTCTTTTACCTTTAGGTTTTCTACGTTTTTTAGTTGAACCATATTCAGCAATTGGAAAATTTGGACCAACGACATTTCTAGCATCATTTGGTGCATATAAATTTGGACTACTAAACTGACTGTCAGGGAAGGTTCCAAGTGCTCCACCAGATCCTGCAACATTACCTGCTGAGTTCTCAGATAATAATTGATTAACTAAAAGTTGAAATTTAATCATAATATGTTATTATATTTAATACTTAATCTATTTATGGATATATTTGAAAAATATCAGGAAGAAATAAAAGAAGATACCAGAATCGATCAATTAAATTTGATGGAAAAGCAATTAATGCTTCCTGCCATTAAACATAAATGGGTTGCTAGACTTTTTGAAAATAAAAGAACCAGAAATTCTTTAGAGAGAAAGAAAAAAGAATTAAAGGAAGAAGTATTAAAGAGTTTCCAGAAAAATGGTGTTCCAACAGGAATTCCAAAATCAGCACTTGATGAAAAGATAGAATCCTCAGAATCTATTCAAAAAATAAATCAAGACATTGAAGACATATCAACATTAATTCAATACCTTGAAAAGGTAGAGACAATTTTTAAATCCATGACTTATGATATTAAAAATATCACCGAAATATCTAAGTTGGAAATGTCATGATTAAATTAATATTAAATGATAAGCAGACTCATGGATTAATTGTTACAGATTTAAATAATCTTGCGTTAATACGAGAAAAATTTTCCATAAAAAATCCAGCACATGGTAAAAGGAATAAATTTGCTCCTGCTAGATTGTATGCAATAACACCTTCTGGTAAATTTGAAATAGGAATGTTGAAAGATTTATGTTCTTATCTCCAAAGTTCCCAATATAGGTATGAAATTGATGAAAAATTAAAATCTAAATTTTTTGTAGGTTATTCTAATCCAATTATTAAAACCTACAACCTACCCTATAGAGATCATCAAGATAAATCAATTAGATTAGCAGTTTTTAATGGTAGAGGTGTTTTTTGCATTCCAACTGCTGGTGGCAAAACCTTGATTATGGCAGGTATTGTAGAAAGTATGAGACTTTCTATGAATAAACCAGATGCACTTGCACTTGTACTTGTTCCATCTATTCAACTCGTCGAGCAGACTGCAAAAGATTTTGAAGAATATGGAGTTAAAAATGTTACAAAGTGGTCTGGTAACAATATTCCAGATTCAGATGCTACTACAATTGTAGCTGGAACTCAAATATTGTTAAGTGAGAAAAGTGATCTATCAATTTTAGACAAAATTGATTTATTATTAATTGATGAAACTCACGGTCTAAGAAAAGGTAATGAAATTAACAACATTATTGATAAGATCCCAACAAATAATCGTTTTGGATTCACTGGAACTTTGCCACCAGTTTTAATAGATCAATGGAATATTATAGGTAAAGTCGGACCAATATTATACCAAGAAAAAACCTTAGATTTAAAAGATAAAAACTATGTTTCTGATTTTGGTATTCATATTTTAGAAATACAACATAAAAATATTCCAAATTTTAAACATAATCCAGAACTTCCAGCAGAAGCATTTGAAAAAGAATTTGATTTTTTAATTCATAACGAAAGAAGAAATGAAATAATTTGTAATCTTTGTAACAAGTTAAAAAATAATACTATTGTGATGGTAGATAGAATTGCTCATGGTGAAATAATTTTAAATAAATTAAAAGAAATTTGTGATTCGGATAGACCAATTTATTTCATAAGAGGTAATACCGAAATGGATGATAGGGAAGAAATAAGAAAATTAATGGAACAAAAAAATGATGTTATTGTTGTAGCTATATCAAAGATTTTTAGTACAGGTATTAACATTCCAAATTTACATAATATTATTTTTGCTTCTGCTGGAAAAGCTAAAATTAAAATATTTCAGTCAATTGGTCGTGCATTGAGGTTACATCCAACAAAAACAAAAGCATTTATTTTTGATATTGCTGATAATACAAAGTATGGCAAACGACATCTTTTTGAAAGACAAAGCCTTTATGAAACAGAAAAATACAGTTATGAAACCAAAAAAATACAATAAAAAGAAAAAGAATAAATCAGATGATTTAGATGATTTAGTATATCATGATGCATTAGAACATCATATTGATGACCCATTGGATGTTGATGATGATTTTCTTCCAATAGTAAATGATGAAGATATAGATTTAGTTGAAGACGCTTTAGTTGAAGATATTATTGAAGAAGTTTTGGATGAAGTTGTACCAGTTGAAGAAGATTTAGAACCTAAGAAAAAAGGAAGAAGAAAAACTGCTGACAAGTCTAAATTTTATGTAGATCCAAAAGAATTTGATGAAGAAATCGTGAGTTATTATAAATCAGGTAAAATGTCTAATAATCTTGCAGAGATGGTAAGCAAAATTTCACATAAATTAAGTTATGCACCCAATTTTATCAATTACACCTATAGAGAAGAGATGGTTGGTGATGGTGTTATCAGAATGATGAAAGCACTTATGGCTAAAAAATACAATAGAGATAAAGGAACAAATCCATTCTCATATTTCACCAGAATTGCATTCAATGCTTTTAGAAATAGAATTAAAAAAGAGAAGCATATGGCTGAAACCCATGAAAAATATCAAAATGAAATAATTTCAATGTCTCAAAATTATAATACGATTGTTAAAAATAATAATTTAAGAATTGGAAAAGAAAGAGATACATATTGAAATTATTAAAATATAGTTTATAATATTTGCATGTCTTTAAAGATAAAAGGTAAAAAAATTGGATGTTTTTCAGATATTCATATAGGACTAGGACAAGATAGTAAAATATGGCATGATATATCCTTAAACTTTGCTGAATGGGCAAGCGAAAAATATTTAAATTTAGGAATAAATGACATCATTATACCTGGAGATATATTTCACAATAGAAATGAGATAGGAGTAGAAACTTTAGCAGTTGCTAAAAGATTCTTCGACTATTTTAAAGATTTTAACATTTATATTTCAAGCGGAAACCATGATTGCTTCTATAAAAACAATAGTACAATCAATTCTATATCGATTTTAGATGGATGGAATAATATTACTATCATAGATAATGTTCCAACAACTATTAAAACAGATTATAATGATATTATTTTAATCCCTTGGGGTACAGAGTATGAAAATATACCAAAAACTGAAGGTATAATATTTGGACACTTTGAAATTAATAGCTTCTATATGAATTCATACAAGGTTTGTGAACATGGTATGGATTCTAAAGATTTATTTAACAAATCACAGATGATTGTATCGGGTCATTTTCATAAAAAAGATCATAGAAGATATGGTAAAGGTCAGATTGTGTATTTAGGAAGTCCATATCAACATAATTTCGGTGATATCAACGATGATAGAGGAATTTATATTCTAAATTTAGAAAATAATGATTTTGAATTCATTAATAATGATATTTCACCCAAACATTTAAAACTTTCTGCAAAAGCATTTACCATAAATCCAGAATCTATAGATTCCGATCTATTAAAAGAT